ACTCTTACACGTTCTTCTGTAGTTTTACACAATCCGTAAATATAATCACTAATATTCATGTTTTTATATTCATCAGGCATAAACCACTCACTTTGGCATACACCGTCAAAAGTCTTTTGATCTACATCCAGTGGAATATATTTTTGCAATGGACTCAAACCTTGCGCTTCCATTGCACTATTAAATTTTTCTATCTCGTCATTAGGATTACACAATACCACATGAATCTTGTCTGATTGACCTGAATAAATCATATCAATCAAGTCTCGATTTGTAAATCGTGGGATACCTAGTTCGTCTGTCTTCATTAGCATTAAGTAATATTACGATACATTGATTAATTTGTCAAGATCGGATTTAGGTTCTTCTATGCTTTTCTTTTGCTGTAATCTACGTTCTTCGAGCTCAAGTTTGTATGTGTCTAATAATAATATCATTTGTTGACGCACATGGGCATCGTTCGTCATAAAATACATGCCATTTAATTTAAGAATTTTCTTTTCTAACTCTTGGTTAGATAGTTCGCTTAAAGATTTAGCATTTGGGTGCATTAAGTAAACGATCCTATATAATCAAAAAACAGTGTATTGCCAGTATCGTATGTAAACACATCAACAATAATTTTTTGTCCAATTTGTCCGCCATGTGTTAAAATTAAACCTGTCCATGCAGCATCACCATCTGTTTTTCCTGTGCCAGATCCTGCACTCATTGTGATACTTGTTGACACACCACTACTTACACTCATGATCATTCTTAATTTTGCATATCGGCTTGTAGGCCATCCTGTAAAACTCACTGTAAATGCATTACCTGCAGGAGCAGTTGCATTGATTACATGAACGTGGGCGTCTCTATAGTCAACTTCATGGTCGCCAGTTAGGGTTTGGAAAGCAGTGTTGACTTTTGGTGTCACCTGTAGTAGTTCTGCATTTTGTATTTCGTTACCAGAATGATCGTTGTCTGCATCAATACGTGCTCTGTTTGCTTGCAGTGTTGTAATTTCAGTTCCAGCTGTTGTTAAATTGGTTTTGATACTACTAAAATTGTCACGGAATCCCTGGCTATCGTTATCAATACCAGCTACCGGATAATTTTCATCTATTGTTGTTGTATTAATGTTACTTGCCATTTGTTTTCCTTTGTTATACTATTTATTCCATTCAACTGTTAAATTGATAATTACCGAACACAATATATTGATCATTATTGCTTTCATTTGTTGCGTTAATTATATACCTATCTATGTCGTAATTAATTTGATTAAAATCAAAATTTTGTTCGTTGCTTTTCAAATAATTTTTTACATTTGCTAATATTTGGTCGCCTTGGCCTGGTTTAGTATAGGCAAGTGGTATTGCAAAAGTATAGCCTAATTCTTTCAAGCTACCTTTTTGTGCAGTTTGCATCCAAAGCGGCAAGAAATCCTTACTGCTTTCTCCTATATTGGAAATATTAGTCCTCATTTTTTCAATATTGCTTATGTAAGTTTTTCTGTCTTCAGCTTCGCTCACACTTATAGCATTACTATCGATAGTGATTGTAGTCCAATCTGGTCTTAGACGCCAAGTCTCTTCCAATCCGTCAATTGTAGTTGTGCTTGCGATTGTTATACCTACATTGCTTCCTGAACGAGAACCTACTTGCAAAATGCCAACAGCTGGAATATTTACAGTGCCGCCACCTCTTTTTACAACTTTTAGCTGCCCCGATCTCAAATCAATTTTAAAAACTGTGTTGTCTTTTTTTGTAATTGCTAAATCAACACCGCCTGCACCTCCACCATACTCGTCATCAATTGGCTCAAACCTTACACTATCTACAGTGATTTTTTTGCCCCCGTTAGGAGATAAGAAACTATCTCTTGTTTCTCCTTTAGATGGTAGTGCAGGATCTACTAATTCTATATAAATTACTTCGTAAATTTCTTCTTGGGTTCCTACTGTTTTTGCAGTGGCTTTTTTTACATCGCCAAAATTAAATTTCTTTCTTTTAACCCCTTTAACACTTGCACTAACATAATTAGACAAGTTTTTTTGTTCTATTCCTGCAAACACCAAACTACGTAGCTCTTTTTGCACACCAAATTCAGGATCACTTGGTCTATATAAACTTACTGGATCAAACACTGTAGTATTGTTTAGGAAATTATTGATTTTACTGCGTTGAGATGTAGGTAAAAATGGTTTCATGTATATATTACTATACAGATTTGTATCAGTAGTATCTATCTTAATTGTGAATTCTTGTGTTATATTTGTATTTGCAAATCTATCTCTTGCTAAAACTGTAAATTTGAATGTTCTATCAAAACTTTGTGTATTACCATCAAAGGTTGTATTAGCATTATCGATTTGTGTTAAACCAAGAGCAGATAAACTACCTACACTCGGAAATCTTCCAGTTATTTCTCCGGTTGATTTTAATGTCATGCCAAACGGTAAAGCACCTGATAATACACTGTATGTTAACACTGCATTTGCATATGTAGATTTTGCTTTAACAGCAAATACACTATCTCTATTAGGTTTAATAGTGCCTAATTGTGCAGGAGATTCCCAACTCAAGACACTGTCAATTTCACCTAATGTTTGTATTTTAAACGTTTTTATTTTTTCTAGTAAATTACTTTCGTCTCTAGCAAAATCTTTTTGAAAAGAAAGTCCTCTAACAACACCTAAACTAATATTCCTTCCTATGTTAAAAGTTCTTAAAAGATTTGTGTTCAATCCTATTCTTTGATATTCATTATTTTTTACAATATTAACTGTAGCACTATCAGCTGTATGGAAAAGATCTCTAACATAAGATGAACTACTTGTATTTGCTGTAAGAGGAATAGTAAGTGTTACTGTATGTATACCTGCACTGCCGCTAATTGTTGTGATGTAAGCAGGGAGGTTTCCTAGGTCTAAAAATTCTTCTAATATACCAACTATGCCTGGACCACCTGCAGTGCCTGTGGTGTTGGTATTTAATTCAAGACTATTAGTGATATCAACACTAACTGTGTATTTTACATAATCTGCAATACTGGTAATGTTATATTTTTCTGTATCGCTAAAGATCAAGTCTTGTCCATTGTAAAACAACTGATCAGCTGTGCTCAAATTTTCTACAAAGAAATAATCTGCAGAAGGTAGTGTTGATTCTTTGACAACTAACGGTTCATGTTTGTAATATCTATCAAGTCCTCTATCTAACGTTATTGTATCGTAATCTGGGGAAAGACTACTAACACTAGTTATTGTATAATTTCTACCTTCAATTTCAACATCTTGGTCAACAAGTGCAGCCAAGTCGTCAATACCATCAATAAGTGTGTCATCTAATTTTGCAATTTTTATAGTTTGTGTGCCACTTAGTGTATCCTCATAATATGTTCCAAATACAGTAACAATACCAGTATCTTCGTTGTATCTAATAGCACCGATTGTAAATTTATAATCTTTTGTGACAGCAGGTTGATATGGAATAATACCAGCAAGCTCGCCTGTTGCAGGATCTAAGTCTAATCCTGGAGGTAGCTCACTGACACTTTCTACTTCTACAACTTCAAATTCAGCTGTAGTGATAGGATCAGGTGCAAAAAATTCGTCTAAACTGTCTGGTCCTCTTTTTGCAATAGGAAAATAAGGAAGTGCACCACTTAATTCATAATACCCAGTTGTGATTTCTCCTGTTGATTTTAATTTATACACACCAGGATTTCTTTGTTTTTTACTATAATAAAGAGCGCCACTTACATCAGGTTGCGCCACTGTTTCTAGAAATATAGTTTGATAGTTGTTTGCTCTACGCTTACCAAGATCTTCAGGAGTGATCCAAATTGGTAATCTTTCAAAAGTAATGTCCGCTGTGAACACACCATTACTAACCTGCATAATGGTGTTGTCAGCTCTTGTAAAATCATCACCAACAACATAAATTGTAAATTGTCTTTGTTTTGTAGCGTAACCATCAGAAACAGTTACTACAAACGTATAACGTCTATTTAACTTTCTTGGAGGACGCACAAGGTCCAAGTTACTTACATCTACATCACCATAATAATAACTGTTTATTCTATCATCAGATGCTGCGCCCCAGTCAAACACATTGGTTCCGTATCTGCCTGCGTCATATCCTAAAACTATTTCATTGATATCTAATGCACGTAACGGATCAACAATACCAGTTATTTTTCCTGTAGAAGACATACTCAGCCCAGGTGGTAATGTGCTTTCACCTTGACTGCTGCCATCTCCTAAAATAAACTCCAATGGCTCCTCGCCTGCTAGGGTATCAAGATCGTATGCCTCAAGTTGAAAATCAATAGGAGTGCTATCCAAAACAAAATACACACCATTTGGGCCTACAGGAAGATCTCCTGCTGGAGTGACCCAAACAGGTTCATCGTAACCATCAACGGTCAAAGTTAACGTTCTGTCTGCAATACCGTCGCTGTTTGTTGCTCTAATGCAAAATACATTTCTTACAATTTGCTTGACATTATAAGGCGTTCCTACAATCTGTGTTCCAGAAATTCTAAGACCGTCTGGCAAAGCACCACTAATTACTTTGGCTGTTACACCATTAGTGTCTACTAAAGGTAAATCGATTGCAATAGTTTCACGTTCTTGTAGGATACCTAGACTGGTATTATTAATTACGCTCCATTGTGGTGCAGCCATCTGCCCTCCTTAAATTGCTCCTAGATCTATGCTACCAATAGATGGCGAATTAAAAGTTCCTAAATCAACAGTAGATGTTCCTAAAATAAATTGAAGTATACCGGTGTAGGTATTATCAACACCCCCAAAATCAAATGTTAAAAATTTGCCCAAGTTATTTTCGTAGTCAACTGTGTCAGTGCCTTTGCTTTTGATATTTGTTGGAACAAGTGTGCCTATAGTCCCTGTAGTAGATACAGTAAGAGTTCCAGTCAAAGAACTAGTTGCACTAAAGTTATTTACACCGGTAATATTTTGGCTATTGGCATCTAGTCCTGCTACAAGTCTAGGGCTTTGGTCTCTTTCTAATCCTGCATCAATAATAATTTGTGGATTTGGACTAGCATTATTATCAGATCTAGTCTCTACGCCGTCTCCGCCATATAGTGCCCATGCTGCTCCATTGCCTACTGTAATACTACCTGTGTCACTAATAATTGGATTAGACTGATCTGGCACTGTTCCGTCTAGCACAATGGTGCTATCAAGTTCTGTAACATTTATATTTGTTCCACCAACTATTGTTCTAAATCTCAAAGTATTGCTAGTTACATCGGCTAAAACTTTTCCTCCAGAACTTCCAAGGTTAACCCCTGCAGGACCTTGTGCTAAATTCAATGCGTTAAAGTTTGCGTTAACTTTTACAAATGCTTCACGTAAATCATCGCCTGTTCCGTCATTTGCTGCTGATCCTATGTTAATTGTTTGTATATCTGCCATTTATATCTCCATTATGCTTCAGCCATTGCTGTCCATGCGCCGTTTATGAATACCATTAGTGCTTGAGATCCATCCCCAAGAGGATTCCAAGCTGTTCCATCAGCAATCGCCAGCATACCTGGATATGTATCATCATTATTAGGCTGTCCGCCAATTGGTGGAACTATTGTTAACCAACCGCCTGTAACAGTTCCTGTTCCACCTGCATTAATAAAGTCTCTACCACCGTCATAAAGTTGATGGTAACCATGTGTGCTGTTATACATGAAAGTGCCTGTGACCGGAGATGATGGTCTGTCACCGTCTGCTGCGCCTCCAGAGGGTGCTAATTGCACATAATCGGATGTCATTATCACACCAGTAGAATTTAAAGTAATAGTGCTTCCTGTGGCGTTAATAGTTACCGTTGATGTTGATGAGAGTGTTGTAGAATTAATTGTGGTTGCATATACGTTCGCATAAGGATTACCACTATTGCCAATATTTATAGTTCCACTGCTTGGCACCAAACTAGATTGAACTGATATAGTTCCTGCACTGTTAAGTATTAGATTACTAACACCACCTACTGTCAAATCAAGTCCAGCCTGTCCGTCAATACTAGTAGCAGTGGTATGGTTAAAATTAATACCACCAGTTGACAATTGTATATCAGTGGCAGTTACTCTACCACTACTTGTAAAAGCACCAGCTTGAAAACTCAGTGTAGTTGTTGAACCAATTGTTAAAACATCATCCAATGAACCAACACTTGTGATGTATCCATCTGGGTTTGCTGCATCATATGGTGTGAAACCTAATGCATCTGTAACGTTTCCAGAGTTAATAGCTGTTAAAAATCCTAAGCTGTTGGCTGCGCCATCATAAGGTGTGTATCCTAATGCACCTGTAACATCGCCACTGGTAATACTGGTAAGAAAACCCAACGGATTAGCAGCATCATAAGGTGTATAACCTAACGCATCTGTGATACCTACTGAGTTATTGATATATCCATCTGGGTTGGTTGAGTTGTATGGTGTAAATCCTAAAGCACCAGTGACCTGTGCAGATGTCAAACCATTTAAAATACTGGCTGTTGAAATTGTAGCAAGATTTGTTTCTGTTGCATTTACGACTACAATTTGTTCCGCTTTACCATCAAAAGTAAATGCATCTGATAAACTTTCAAATGTTCCACCTACAAGCAAATTTGTGTTATCAGTTAGATCACTAATATCAGTTGGAATTATACCATCATTATCGCCAAGTTGATTAATATCAGATGGAATAACCGGTGTGTTAAACAAATCATTGTAGTCACCACTAAATCCACCGCCTAACAATCCATCAGTATCATTCAATTGGTTAACATCAATAGGAATAAATGGTTGGTTTAACAAGTCGTTAAAATCAATAGACTCCAACAAGTTTGTTCCGCCAACTGTATATGTAAGTGCTTCTACGTTTCCACTTACAGTAGCATTTGTGGCAAGTAATAATGGTGTTGTAACACTGCCACCTGCGGTAATAGTGCTTGTTGTTGTAATACTAGTCAATCCAGTGATGTTATTGCCTGTTAAATCTAAGTCATCACCAACGGGCAACTCTCTAAGTTGACTGTTATCTTCATCTAATACTAGTGGAATTCTACTTGCCATTCTCGTGTCCTTGTATTGTTATACATATTTATCGCATTAATTATAATGCTGCTATTCGTGCTTGGAAGTCTGCAAAATCTGTTGCTGCTGCTACTTCTGTTTTGAGTGTTGCTAAACTTACATAACCCGGAATAACACCATTTACAGCATCTACTAATAATGTACTATCATCAGCAAACACACTGCCTTTGATATCTGTTACAACATTACCATCAGCTAATGCTGCAATATCAGTATATACTTCTGTAAAGTTTTCATTGACTTTGGTAAAGGCTACACGTAGTGGATCTCCGTCGCCGCTGTTATCATTTGTGCCTGTGTTTATAATTAACTGTGTCATTATACTCTCCCTACCACTACTTCAATTGTTCCGTAGCCATCATCCTGTTTGGATTGTAGTGCTTTACCAATGACTGTGCCCATTTTAGGATTGTTATCAACTATTGCATAACCAGCTTTAGCTGCTGTAACAAGCAGGTCGCCTTTTTCCACCCGACCAAGCACTTTTGTAGGAACTCTACCTTGAAGTGCTACACCAACCACATGTTCACCTTTAAGCTCACTGTTCATGATATGCGCTGGATTTGTAGTTACAACACCAGCTACTCTTCTGTCACCTTTGGTGTTTGTTGTAGTTACTTCTTCGTCACCGCCAAACACTAGAACTGTGCCTGGTTCATAGTCTGTATCGCCTTTGTAGTTTTCAGCTAAGTCAGCGTAAAGAGCTTTTGTAGCAACACCAGCAAATGTAGTTGCATACACTGTGTTGAATATATCACCTGAAGTGCCGATAGTCTGACCATTGTCAGCACCACTACCATTTCCTGGTCCTCTAAATCCGCCAGGCGCAGTGATAGTTGAGGCAGAGCCAGCTGTAATAGTGCCGCCGCCGCTGATTGCACCGCCTACTGTTAGTAAATTTGTGTTTGGATTGTATGTAATACCAGTATCGGTTCTAAGAGTTTCTGCTGTTGCAGAAGCATTGTTATCAGCAACAAAAGTCAAATATTGTGTGGAGTTGGCGCTGTTTGATATTGTTTTTATTGTATCAGCACTATCTGCATTGCCTGTTAATTCGCCTGTGCTTACATCAAGTATTAAATTTGTGCCATTGTATATATCACCGTCAACATTTGCTGATATTTTGCTTGGTAAGCCAATAACAAATGTAACATTTCCTGTGCTTGGTTCTGTAGTTGAGATACTTACTTCATTGGCTGTGCCTTGTATTCTAACAGCATTTCCTAGTGGAACATTAACATTGGTAGTCCCATCTCCGACACTAATAGAGCTATTTAATAATTTTGCGTTGGTAATGCTACCTGCTAGTTCATCGTTTGAAATGCCAAGTGCTTTAATTCTAACACGACCAGTTAGTGTAGCACTATCTAGTTCTACTTCAAAGTTTTCGTCACTGTAGATACTCATTCCAAGGGTGCTTTGGACAAAAGTTCCATTTCCCCAACCAGTTGATCCATCATCTTCATCAAATGTCGTTGCGGCTTGTAAAGAAAGTTTGCTTTGAACTATTCCTGCTGTATTACTTACATCGGCATTTACAATAGCACCTGCATTTATCTGTCCTTCCATCTTGCCTGAAGTTGCATCAAAGGTCATTGAAAAGTCACTGTTTGCAACATTGGTATCAAATGCTGCGTTTATCCATCCATCCGTAGCGTCTTTGTAAATTAAGAATTCGCCAGCAGCTGGTGATGAAATAGTGGTATCTTCTAACTCACTGAGTTCATCTTGATTTGCAAGTCCAGTATCAACATAATCTTTGGTTGTAGCATCACTTGGTGATGTAGGAGTGGCCAAGTCAATGATTTGGTTTCCGCCCATACGCAAATCACCTGCTAAAGGCAGAATGCCACTAAGTGGCAAGAAACCACCTGTTGTTTGTGGAATTAATTCTGCACCAGCAAGTGCAGTGCCGTTTCTGTCTAAGCCTAAGCGTCTGTTGATATAACCTTCAACTGCTGTTTCTACTGGCACTGCATCAGCAGTAGCATTAGTGAATGTATCGTCTGCACTAAACTCATTTACACGCACACCTCGTTTAAAGCCAATACCGTCAATGTTTGTAAGAACAAGTGCAGCGTTAAATGTAATACGTCCTGTGCCTTGGTCAACTGTAAAGAATCTACCAACACGGAAGAAACCATCTTGGTCTGTTGAAGCAAAGAACACTCTACCTCTATTACGTTCTTGAACTTGCGCTTTGCTTGCAAAACCTTCACTGTCTAAACTTTCTTCATCGGTAACGGCTGCAATTTTTGGACCACCAAAAATTCTATCTGGATAGTTACTGGTATTGTAACCACCTGTTCCTATGTCTAGGAAGTCATGTGAAGTAGCACGACAAGTTGAAATGTTTACAGTAACACTACCTGATTCTGCTTCTTGTAAGCCTACTTGCAAAGTAATATTGTTACCAGCTGCATTACTTGCTCTTGCAGCAAGTCCTGAGCCCACATAAGTATCACTGATATTATATTTGTCGCTAAAACTAATGATACCAAAATCTGTGCCTGTTCCGCTATCTGTTACCACTTGATATCCTGTTATAACATGCACTTTGCCTTGCCATGCAAAAATCATATCAGCTGTAGCATCGTCACCAAGATTTATACGATCCTGATCTGCTGCGCTCAATATTGTTGACACAGCAATGTGTTGGTCACCTTGTGTATCGCCTAGTGTAGTGCCGCCAGTTAGACTGTATGTTGCTGGTGATTGTCCAGCAAAATCATTACTTACAACCAAATCTATGTAATCAAAGTTATCATCAATGGTCACTCTTGTTTGAGCGCCAATTGCTGGAACACCAGCTGTTAGTGTGTTTTCAAATGCAAGTGTTCTATACGTTACAGTTTCCTGCTCATCAAAAATCAAAGCAGTTGATGGTCTTGTAAGTGTTGCACTTGTAATACCGTTTAATATTATGTTTTGTTGACTTGTCAACACAGCATTTGTAGCGTGAGCTACGTTGAATTGCAAACCTGTTGTTTCTGTAGAAACTTCACCGCCTGTGCCTGATGTAAATTCTAATCTCCAAATCTTTTTACCAATTAATCCTGGAAAGGATCCAATATCGTCAGCAATTGTTCCGTCTACATAATCTGATGGTATTTCTCTTCCAGTATCGCTTACGTTAATTACTTCATATGGCTGGAATGTTGTTTCACTATCATTATGGTGAATTTCAAGTTGAGAAGCGTTTAATGGATAATTAGTGGCATCGTAAATAAATGCACGTTGCGCACCTTTTGTTCCACCAAAATCTCTATTAACCAAACTCACTGGAACACCATAACTTTGGTAAACTGTTCCGCTACCTCCGGCGTTTGTTCCTGTTGCGGTAAATGCTAAACCAATCGTATTACTTGCTGCACCGACAGTAGTCCAATCAGATCCGTTAATACTACCAATAACATATCTTGTAGTAGCAAGAAGACTACCATCATTTGTTACGCTATTAGCTGTAATTTCGTCTGTGTCATTGAATGCATAATCATATCTTGTGGTTGCAGATACGTGTCTATTCACACTGATAATACTATTTGTTGCATTATCATCGTTAAAAATTACAGTTGCATTTGCAATATTACCTGTTACAGTATCATATTGACGTAAAATATCATCTCTTGCAATACCCGAACTATTACCAGTGATTTCAACTTCTTGATCAACATTAAATATTTTTACAGGCTGTGTTAAGTCTTGACCAATTGTAACTAATTTTGCAACTTCGTCTGGGTCGCTACCCTCAGCAACCATGCCGTAATTACCATAGCTGTTGTTACCTGTCAAACTACGTATTTGAGAACCATTGCTTGATAAGTAACCAGTATGACAATAATATGTAAACACAGACACAAGTTCTGAAAGTGCGTTGTTACGTGCTATAACACCATAACCTAAATCGTTAATTTGTGTATAGTCGTTTGCAAGCATGGATTTATTACCAGCACCTTGTAAAATAATTGGTATTGGGCCGCCGGCACTATCAGTTTCATCGTCTAGTCCATTACCGCCATTTGCTCCTGCATCAAGCACTAGTGTAGCTGTTGCCTTGCCTGCACCGTTATCGGGCACATAATCAACAATAGCATTAACTTGATAGCGTCTACCAAATTCAAAGAAACTACACGGCACTGTTGGCTTTCTAAATCCAAGGATGCTTGTAGTAGGAGCTTCTACTTGAATTCTGAATGGATCGCTGTTGCCGCCCTGTATAACAGTCATAGGAACATTATAGCAATAGCCATCTATAAACATGCCGCCTGCAAATATTTTTTGAGTAACACCGCTTTTTGCAAAGCTAGAGCAGGTTTGTGCGTAAGGAGATCGTGTAAAGATAGCACCTTCAGGGTCAAGCACCATCATAAAACCGCCTTGTCTTTGTGCTGTGACATTTCTAATAATGGTGTTATCGCTACAAAGGAACATGTCCATTTGGTTATTATCTAATGGTGGATTATAACTTGCATCAAATGCATATGCAACAAAACTAACAAGTGCGCTTGCGTTTGTATTTGCATTGGTTTCTGCTACTAAATTACTATTAGATACTCTGCCTGTGTCGCCGCCCGCACCGCCGTAAGCTGTTTGTGCCAACACACTGGTAATAATAGTAGCAATATTGTTGATTGCTGCTTCTGTTTCAGTCTCCTGTCCGGGAACAACATTTGCAGCATAGGCTTTTTGGTTTATACCACTTTGTATTCTTCCGCCAGTTCTTAAATCAGATTCAATACCGTCAACAATATATCCAGTGTCTCTACGACATTTTGTTTCATTATAAACCAAAGCAGGATATGCATTATTGATAAAACTAATGGTTCTATCAATAATAAATTGTCTGTTTAAACTAATCAAGTCAGCAGCTTCGCTAAACTTACCTGGATTTGTAGCACCAAAGCTACTGATATTCATTTCGCTAGTAGGATCGGTTAGATAATGCCTACCAAAATAGCCATCGGTATCGCCAGTTAAATCATTTACATATGCTTCACCTGCTGTTGCAGTTGTGTTTCCGTCAATGGTAGCATCTCTATAGAAATATGTATTTGCTGCTGATGACAAACTCATGCCTGCTGCTGGTCGAATAATTACACGTCTAAATTCATCACCTTTGATACTTACGTTAGGTGGTAATCTAATTGGAAGTTGTTCTTCGTATACTCCAGTTTCGATTCTAATACTAATTTGCTGTTTCTTAACAAACGCACCATATTCAATTTCTTCTTCGTCATCGAACTCAATAGGCAATAACAACTTTAATGAAATTGTGTCGTGTGTTGGAAAGCCATTTGCACTGTCGTCGATACCACGAGTATAATCTTCTATAAATCCTACTGCACCAGAACGTTTACCTCTAACAATTTTGCCAGGAAAAATATCTGTATTTGGTTCATCTTCAGCTGGATCTCCTGCTTGTGTTAGGAATTTATTATTTCCGCTATACACATATAATTTGTAGTTGTTGCTTGCTTCAACAAATGCAGGGTCTGCTGTTGCAGTGTTAATTGTGTCTAAAACATCATCAAATCTAGCTGCTGCGGTTAGATACCAAACGTTTCCTGTAGCACTGCCACCTAGAGCTGTGTTTACTGCTGCAAGCATGGTTACTTTTGCAAATTGAAGTGCGCTGACAGTTTCTGTGTATTGTCCGCCGCCACCGGTATCAATTGCAATTTCGCCACTTGCGTTAGAGAAATATCTAAGTCCAGCGTAAACACTTAGGTAATTATGTTTGATACTACTAGTGCTTGCAAGAATATCAAGTCTGATACTTTCGTGTATCAGGGCTAAATCTCGTCTACAAATAGATTCATCGTAAACAAAATTAGGAAATGTTGATTCTATATGAGCAACAGTTTGATCGATTACACTTTGTAAATTAGCAGTGAATGCGGCTGCTACAGTAGCAGCATCTGCGGCAGAAGCTGTATATCCAGTGTTTACATAATTTGTTACATATCCTGGATTTGTTCCTGTGCCGTCTGTAAATTGTAGAGTCTGAACATAAGGTCCAACATCAGGCATTGCAGCTTCTTGTAGTCTTGCTGCTCTTGCACATGCTGCTGCAATAGTTCTATAGGCATATTTTTCACTACGTCCTGCTCTACCGGGAGGTGTTTGTGATTGTGTATCATCGCCTGAAATGTTTACATATATGTTTTCGCTTAAACTATATTGTTGGGCATCAACATAATATTTTGTTGCTGCTTGTAGATCGTCTTCTGAAGTTGGAGTTCCTGCACCTTGGAACGGCGAGGGATGATCGTGCAATGTAAGTGCACCAGTCATGGTATCGCCTTCTCTACGGACTATACTTTTTCTTGGAAGTATTGCATTGCCTTTCCAAAATCCTGACAAAGCACCATCACTATCGTCCCAGTTTGCATCCTTGAATGTTTGCGAGCCTGTTCCGCCGGTAGCAATAATCTGGTTTGTGTTGTTTAATGCATCGTTAGCAGTTGGGTGAATAGTAACTTGATTAGAAGTAGATCTACGCAAATAATAAGTATCACCACTTGTAAGATTGGTTGCATCAGTTCCATCTGAATTATATAACCATGGACTACCTGTTACTGCTTCAGTCCATCCATGGGACACAATATTAGCTGCTCCATTAGTATAGCTTGCAATAGTTTTGGTATAATCTGCTGCATCAACTGGCTCATCTGCTACTGTAGGGCCAACTCCAAAATGATTGCGTGGAACATATTTTCTGTCAGCCAACCCAACACTTGGAACAACATGATCAATGTCAACATCTGGATCATGCACGGCATTCCAGCTGTCAACAAGTTGCTGGCGAGTAGCATCTCCTAGTATTAGTGGATGTGTAGTATCACTGTAAGCAATAGCTGCACCCATTTTCAATGGAGATGAAATAGTAGGACTATTGTCAGTTTCGATGTTTACGTTTATAACACGTAATTTGAGTTGATTGCCTTCAACAGTGAATGCAATTGTATTATCAGGATCATTAGGATTAGCATTGTTAGCATCAGAAACTAGGTCGTAAAAATCAATACCAGTTCCAGCTTGATTGACTAATAAAACTTTACCTTCGTTTCCAACTGTGCTATTTGGTGTATCATTAAGTGTGGTGAAACTAATTTGTCCACCTAATCCAAAAACAGCATAGAGTTCTGTAAAGTTTTCGTTTACCTTTTTGAAGGATTCACGGATACTATCGCCTGTGCCGTCATTACCCTCTACACCAATATCTACTTCTTGTTTAGCCATTTTTTATTCCTTTACCATTGTGGTATATCTAATCTATCCATATCAAAATTTACACTCACTCCACAACCACACGAACTTTGTGCATTTGGATTGCGTATTTCAAAGTTTGCTCCAACCAAACTTCTAACATAATCTACTTCGGTCCCAATTAAGAACATCAAACTATGTGAACCTACTACAAAAGCACTGCCGTTGGCTGTTTTTACTACTTCATCACCTTCTTCTAAATCTACTGGGCTTGCAATAGTGCCCCAATCATACTCAAAACCTGCACAACCACCGCCTTTGATGTTAAGAGTAATGCCGTAGCAATTGTTCTCCTTGCTCAAAAGGTCTATCTGTTTCTCTGCTGCTGGTGTTAAAGTTAGTATGCTCATAGTGATCCTTTCTAATATTTATGGCTAGTTTTTATAATCTTAATGTAAATATAGTTATGTATATAAAAGAATATTTGATAGATACTTGGCATATGCGCCGTAGTAAACTTGGTAATCAACATACCTATAATCGCAAAAAAACAATGGTAGTTTTACGTTGTGATTCATGTGATAAGGAATTTTCACGTGAAAGAGGTAGTATGGACCCAAAACGTTTGAGTAATAACTATTTTCACGTTTGTGAAAACTGTGATGCAAAACGATTTGCACAACAAAAGGGAGTAGATAAACGTATGGTTTGGCAACTAAAAGCCAGCAGTGATTTACCCATTAACAAATTTTAGCGTTCGGAAAAAATCAAAATCAAGTTGATATAACTCGGTTAGATGAGCCATAACTTTGTATTTGTCTTTTTCAATAAAATCAAGTATCATTTTTTTGTATTTTTTCCTAAATGGTTCTTGATGAGTTTGCAAAATTCTATCAAAGCAGTTATAATCTTGATTGATTTCTTCTAACACATTTTTGTGATACCAATATGGTTTGATATTCAACCCATGGTAATTGTAAAATGATGATTGTAATGAAGTATGAAAGTCCCAAGGTTGCGGTTTATTTGTTAACCATTTTTGTAAATTTAATTTAATACCTTTATCACTCATAGGCTTCCATGGCGGACCTTCAGGATAAGCAAAATATTCAACTGTGCCGCTAATCCATCTGTTCACAGGATCTCTAAATATAACAATTGCGTCTGTATTCTGAGGTAGTCCTATTTTATCGTTAAGCACAAACTGTTTGTTTAGTCCAAGCATTATGCTTTCGCTGCAATTTTTTGCAATAGTCAAAAAGGCTAGATTTCTAGCCTCATTATAAAAAATCATTCAGCTTTCCAAATTGTCCATGCGCCATAAGCAATAGCTGCATATGCAGCAAGTTTTGCAAACGGGCCAGCAATCAAAACAACTAGTCCAACTGCTATCAATGCTGCTCCATCCCAGGATGTGCGTTCATCTAGTCTTTTTGTGATCCATTTTTTCATGATAGTTTCCTTACCTTCTTCTCAAGCATTTCAATACGCAGATCTTGAGCACGTAATTTTTCTTCTAATCCTTGCACGTAGGCTCTAGTAGGAACTTCACGTTCCATTCCATCCTCTCCCAACATGCTGTAATGATCAGATCCTTGTCCTCTCAGACCTCCTAAAACTCTGTTAGGGTTTTTATCTTTTATAACACCTTGTGGTGTTTTAGATCCATACATTTTTTCCAAGTAGTTCATAAGGTATTTACCTCCCTTTCCACCTTGACATATGAAATAATATCATCAATAGCAGAAATTACTTCAGGCGTAATTTCTGATTTTATGTCGTCTTGTGTAATATCATTATTTTTATTTAAATTAAATAGTTCTAAACTTTCATCAACTGTTTTAATTGCCTTTTCATGCTGTTGTTGATTTTCTATATCTACTATATAACATTTGGCTCTTAAACTAAGAGGAATGATATAGTTGTAGGTAAAATGTGGACTAAAAACACAGTGTGATTTCCACTGTGAATCAGTATAGCCTGTTTTGTTTTGGGCATACATCATAGAAACATCAAAATTAAATGTTTGAACGTATTTGTTACGAAAATGCCATGTCCATGCTTTAACATAATTTACATGTTCTAACACGCTGACCGATTTAGGATAATCAAAACCTCCTGGTAATTTTCCAGCCTTCATCCATCTATATCCACTGATATACCAATCATATGGATTTCTACTTAATAGTATGCATTTATCAAAGCGAGATATGCGATCATTGATAAATTTCAAATCCTCTCTGCTATACAATCCCAGAGCACCGTTAGTTCCTTTACGATAGCTGTGTTCTAAACTTGTGCTTGCTGTTTTACAAGGTGCACAAATTATCACTTTATTATCTGAATTATATATCCATAACATAATGAAACCTTTTACAATAATCAGCAGATATTTTATATAATAAATCTTTTGATAGAGTATTTAAACGAGGATATGGTATCCGAGAACTAGTTTTGTTTAATAATGGAATGTTGTATATATCAAAAGTTTTAAAAAATTCATCAATATTTTCTAACTTTATAGGTATAGCATTTTCGTCACAATATTGATCTGGCATAACACTGCAATGATCGCTCCAGAAACCATCAAATGCTTGATAATTTTGTGTTCTTTCTAAATATACATCATGTAGATGCTTTTCAAAATTAGTATGATACTTAAAATGTTTTGGATTCTTTTGTAGACTTTGTAAGAACCTAAATCCACTTACAAGCCATTTTACAGGATGTCTTACAATTACATAATGCGTATAATCGTTTAGATTTCTATTTGTAAGTTCACATACTTTTAGAGTTTTTTCTAATGCTGATAAAGGTATCTCATCAAATTTTGGGTTTGCGTAAATATCTATCCAGTCTTTTGGTAAAGCTGTTGCAAAAGTTTCAGTGCCACATTTCATTGGCACTGATATGATTATACCTTTTTCGTCATTTACAAACATTATGCTGCGTTAGGTATACCTATAAACGGATCTTTACTTATGTAATACCTTTGTAATAATTGATCACTTGCCAAGTTCTTCATCTTAGCTTCTACCATGATGTCAGCCCATTCCCAATGGGACAATGCCCAGTCGTTACACGCATCATTCCAGCAGTAGTCTGAATGTGCTCTAAGTTTTTGTTTTTTGTAGCCTGCTTCTAAAAGTCTTTCCATATCTGGTCTAACATTTGATCTATGTCCTTCGAGATACTCCGGACGGCAAAGGCTGTAATGCATAGCAGGACGAACACCACGCCAGCTATCAATAATACGCTTGATCCTATCGTCATTTGCTTCTATATACTCCCCTGTATTTACCCAGTGATGATGTATGTCTAATACCAATGCACAATGATCTGCTAGTTCTAGGCTTGCTTCGAGACCCCACTTGTTTTCGTCATTTTCGATAGTAATACAGTTTCGTGCTTCTGGAGACAGTCTTGGAAGGACGTCGATGATACCGGCTGGACCTTTGCGTCCTGAGATGTGGACGTTACATTTGAAGTCTTGCCAGTTTTTACCGTAGCCCATCCACCTCGCGAGATTGATGTGATATTCGAACTCATCTATTGACCTT